AGGAGCACCAGAAGAGGGAGGTCCAGAGCTCGACCATCTTGAAGAACGCGGAGGAGATGAGGAAGGTGAACGTCACCGACGACCACGTGGCCATCATGCTCACCATCAACTCCGACGCGTCGAAGTGGGCCCCGTCGATGGTCATGGACACCTACCTCCTCTTCGTGGAGAAGCTGAGGGGCGTCCTCCCCGACCACTTGTTGGACTACTTCTCCACGATCTACTCCGCGTACGCGAACAAGGCGATGTACATCCCGAACTCGCTGTTCAACAAGCTCGAGACCTGGGCGGACTCGTGGATCGAGTCCGACTCGATCATGTCCAAGGTGCGGAGGTACGCCTCCTCGACTGGCTTGATGGTCATCCACTCCGGGATGGGCCAGGGGAACTTCCAGCACGGGAGCAGCTTCATCCACTGCATCGTGGACGACTACTCCGACTACTTGATGGAGCGCGTCTTGAAGAACTACGGGGTGGTGTGGACCTCGAGGACGCTCATCAGCTCGGACGACTCGACGAAGATGATGTTGGTGTCGATGCCCGTCGTGGACAACTCCTCCGAGATCTTGTCGAACTCGATATACGGCCTGACGGACATGTACACGGGGTTGAGGAAGATGGCCAACATCCACACGAACTGGAAGAAGACCGCCGTCCAGGTGGTGATCACCGAGTTCAACTCCATCTTCAGCATCCTGAAGAGGATGTGCGTGGCCTCGATCAAGGACAGCTACAACAGCGTCAACGTCATCGACCTGACCAAGCCCGAGGAGGCCGTCAAGGAGGCCTTGTCGAACGTGAGGAGGTTGCTCGACTCGGGCTGCTTCATCGACACGATCACCACGGCGTTGGAGGAGAACAGGAAGAACATCATCTCGTGGTACAACATCTCGGAGGAGGTGATGAAGCAGATGAAGTGGCTCTTGGACTGCTCGGACGAGGACTTGCCCTTCAACTTGGGGTTCGTGCCCACGACGATGCCGATCGAGACCCTCATCCACGGGCCGGAGGTGCACCTGGGGAAGGAGATGTCGACCAAGCTGAAGAACTTCTACAAGAGGGTCTACTCGTCGAACATCTACAACACCCCGGACGACAGCACGGTCTTGGACGAGGAGAGCATCACCAAGATCACGTTGGA